GCTAAAACATCATTATCAGTGACAATATTTGTTAAATTTTCTTCAAAAAACTTAACATGAATGGAGTTTTTATACTCAATATATTCGTCAAAATTGTTTTTCATAATTACACCCCTATTTTTTTTTATATTTTTTTGGTTAATTTTTAACCTTTATCGGTTCTCTAACCTATATAAAGGTTAGAAAACCTAAAAAGCGAAAAATTAATATTTTATGGTACTTTTGTCATTACGAATATATTTATTTTTAAAATCCGTTGGTGATAATTTAAAAATAACAGTAATGATCCAAAATAGCTCTTTAATGTTATTTTTATTTGCACTGCTGCCGTAATGACACCATCGAATAAATTTATCATCTAATGATAAAGATAAAACACAATCAAAATAAGGGTAATCAAAAGGTTTATGCTCATAATAATCATAAATACAGTCTTTCCCATAATAAAAACCGTTATTCAAGTCATTAAAGATTTCAGTTAATGCGATTTTATCAATTTCAGACATATTTCTAAAATTTTTATTTTTTTCAGCAATATATTTGTTATACATGATATTACCTCTATTAATAATTGATGTTTTTAGCAGTTAAAATTTCCTGAATTTTTAAGGTTAAATTTATCTCAATGGCAGTCAATAACTTATAATCAGCAAATGTTAAAATTTTATGAAAATGGTAATAATCATTGATATTTTCTTCAATGATAGCAACATCTATTAAATCATTATCATTGATATCATTTTTAGCGATTTTTTCAGCAACATTTGTTAAATCTTGCATGATTTCATAAAATGTCATCTTATCACCTCAATTAATTTTCGTTTTCTTCATACGGTACATTGCAACGAATGTCTGTTAACACATAATTCCATGCGGTCCCCCAATGAGTTACTCCTAAAATGTATAAATCCAATGTTTCACAATAATAAAGCGGGTAATTAGTCCATTGTTTAATGATATCAGCACCATTTTCTGGTATAATGAAATATTGGAAAATGTCAGTTATTTCATAATCCCGCAAATCATTGATTTTCTCATTTAATTCGTTAATTTCACCTTCAGCCATATTAATAATTTTTCTCAAAAAGTCTTCTTTTTGGTCTGAATTTTCGCAATTTTCCCATTCATCTAATAAATCGAATCTTTCCGCAAGATTTAAAATATTAGGTATCACCTCCATATAATCATTAGCATAATAACATGATTCAAAATCATTATTGATATTATCTATTTTTTCCTCTAATTCGTTAATTTCATCACTGAAATCAGGAATATTTACATTTTCGAAATAATAACCGTTGGATTCTAATGTATCCATTAAATCATTATTAAGAACCATATCAAACGATTTGCATAATGTTGCAAAATCTACATAACCATTTTTCAGCCCGTAATCACTGATTTTGTTACCAAAAAAGTAAGAACCATGTACAAAATTGTTATTGTTTTTCATTTTTACACCTCTATCATTTTTAAAAATTTACCTTAAATCAAGGTTTGAAGACTATTTTTAATAGCAGAATACAAGTTTTGGATTAATTTTTAAACAACGTTGTTTAAATTCATTCAGTAGATTTTCTTTTTCCATTGTGGCAAAATACACTTTAAATTCATCATCATATTTTGCGGAATTGTGGAAAAATAAATCCATAGCGTGATTAATAATCATTTCATTATCATCAAAATATTCTTCTTTTTTCCATTTTTCGGATATTTCAGAATAGGCGTTAACGATTTTGACATAATCAGCAGAATCATTTTTATCCGCAATTTTGATAATGTATGAATGTTTTGTCACCTTTTCACAATCAATAATGATGAATTGATTCATGTGTTTAATGTTGTATTCAGTAAAATTATGAATAACGTCAAAACTCTTAATGGTATCAATTATTTCACCATTTTTCACAATAGAGAAGATAATCGTGTCATTTTCAATTGTCTTCATGTATTTACCTAACAATTCACCTTTTTCAGGTTCTGTGATTTCTGTTTGTGGTGAAGTAAGAAAATGTTTATGCACTTTATAAGGTTCTGATTCAGTTACCCATTCAGTTACCCATGACTGTTTTTCACAATCATAATGACCATTGATTTTCACGTTTTCGATATCATTCAGATTGTATTTAATGACTTCATTATCATTGTCAAAACCTTCATACGGTTCTGAATATTCAAGTCTCAAAAAATCATCATTATCATATTTGAAGATTTTGATATCGTCAATGTTTTCAGAATACACCAAAACGGCAGAACCGGAAGAAGCATAAACTTTATTCGCTTTTTTCAGAAGACTGAATGAAAATGTATCTTTTTCGCTTAAATCAATGAATTTGCCGTCAACTTCTATATAAATTACAGTATCTTCATCAGCTACATGATGATTGAAATGATAATATTCAGTTTTTCCGTTTCTGATTCTCGTTTCTGAATCTGAATCAATAAACCACATTACATTTTCCAACATTGCTTTTTTGGTGATAGCAATGTGATGATAACCACAATCACATTTCAAATCATCAAGTGTGAAAAGTGTGATCAAACCGTTTTCAACTTTTTTGAAAAGTTTTTCGTTACTCATTTTCTTTTCCGTTTCCGGATAATCACCTTCCGGTGTAGACATTGAAAAAATCGGTGACATTTTCTTTAAATCCTTTCTTTATTTAATGATAATTAATCTTAATCGAAAATTTAAATTCTGTCAAGATAAATCTTTATTTTGTGACATTTAATTTTTGATTCGATTTTGTAAAAACTTTTGAGTTTTTACAATTTTTCAATTTTTTTCAGTTTTTCTGACTTGCTGCAAGGAAGGTATACCCAGGGGGGAATTTATGGATTATGTCAAAATCGGCGGGGGGAACCTTAAATTTCCCGACAAAATTAAAAAAGAAAATGTTAGTATGTTAGTATGGTAGTCATTTTCAGGTTTTTTTCCCTATAGGGGGCTATATAGAGAAAAAACCTGAAAATTGATGCGACACTAACATACTCACATTTTTACTGTCATTAAATAAAAAGAAATATCTTGACGAATATTATCAACTATGTTAATATGATCCTCATAATCAACAAACAAGGAGTAAAAACTATGAATCATCGAGATATTATCACAAAAATTCTTGAATCAAAAAACATGAAATATTCAGAACTTGCATTTAAATTGAACGTAAATAGACAAGTTTTATATGAAAGATTAACACAAAAGAACATTTCTATTGAAAAATTGCAAGAAATGTTAAAAATTTTAGGATTTAAGATAATTATTGTGCCATATAATACAAAAATCAAAGAAGATTGGTATGAAATTGAATAATTATTAACAAAAAAAGGGGTCTGATATGGTTTACGGATATGCAAGAGTAAGTACCACTGGTCAAAAAAGAGACGGTAATAGTTTGGAAGAACAGCAAGAAAAGCTGAAAGAGAATGGTGCTGCTGTAATTTTTGTTGATGCTTTTACCGGAACTAAAACTGATAGACCTGAATTTAAAAAATTACTGTCTTTACTGAAATCAGGTGATACAGTCATGGCTACAAAACTTGATAGAGTTTCAAGGAGTGCTTCTCAGGGAATTGCGTTAGTAGATGATCTGCTGTCCCGTGGTATTACATTGCATATTCTGAACATGGGTGTGATGAATAATACGCCTATGGGCAAGCTGATAAGAAACGTTATGTTTTCTTTTGCTGAATTTGAAAGAGACATGATTGTGGAAAGAACTACCGAAGGGAAGAATGTGAAAAGAAGGATTGATAAAGAATTTAAAGAAGGTAGACCAAAAGTGGAAATTTCAATTGAAGAGTTTAAAAAATTCGAAAAAATGAAAAAAGAGGGTTTGATAAGTTTAGAGGAATGTTGTAAAAAGTTAAATATTTCTCAAAAAACATGGTATAACAAGAGAAAGGAATTTAATCATGTTTGAATTATTTATCATAAGACGTGATGGGAGTTATAAAAAAATAATTGATTTTGGATTTGAAGACTGTATAAATTACTTAAAAATATATACTCCTGTGGATGTGGATTCGATTTATAACCAACTGAAAGAAAAAGGATCAGCGAAAGTAAATGATCCGAAGTTGAGTATCAGGGAAGTTATTATAAAACCTGTTACAAAATCTAATTTGTATTGATGTAATACATATACAGATTGATTACGATTACTCATAAAGTGGGTAAATGTCTGATGAGACAGTGAAAGCTGTCTCTTTTTTAATATGCAACTAAAGGTGAGATATGAATGAAAAATTAAAAAAATTGATGTTAGAGAAGTTAGAATCATTTCCAACAGAATACGGATTTTATGAAGATTTCTTTTCTCTTTGCAGAATACAGGAACATGATATTGGTCAGGATTGGAATCATGAGCTGAGGCCTTTAATCATTGGTGGAATGAATATGGTTGTAAGAAACGGAGATTATAACAATGCTCAGAAGTTTGAAGAGCTTTTATATAAATCTCTGCTTTTCGGTGCACCTTATTTTTTTGATGATTATCTTCAGGCTGTTGAATGGGGAAAACCTCTGGATAAGAAATTCTACGCACCCAGAAGACATTATCTGAAGAGATATGTTGATGCTTATCAGGAAGTTCTTGAAGGTAAACTTGACTGCCTGACTATCTCCATGCCCAAACGCTGCGGAAAGTCTCAGATGGGAATCAACTTTACATTGATGCTGTCAGGAAGAGAACCAAATAAATCTACATTGATGGAAGGTACGGGTGATGACCTTGTCCGTTCTTTTTACCAGGGATGCCTTGAATACCTTCAATATCCTTCTCCTTATCACTTTTATGATATTTTTCCTGAAAGTAAATTGATTCAAACCAATGCTGATACGAAAATTATCAATCTCAAAGAGAAATCCAGATTTCCTACAATCATGTGCCGTTCTATTGATGCCCGTCAGGTCGGTTTGTCTGAAGCTACTAATCTGCTTTATCTTGATGACTGTGTAGAGGGTCGTGAGGAAGCTAAGAACAGACAGAGGTTAGATGATAAGTGGGAAGTTATTTCAGGTGATGTAATTGGTCGTGCTTTGGAAGGTACACCGTTAGTTATCTGTGGTACTCGTTATTCCCTTTATGATCCAATCGGTCATGTACAGGAAGAAATGACCAAACAGGGTAAAAGAATCAGGATTATCGAAACTCCCGCACTTGATTTGAAAACGGACGAAAGTAATTTTGAATTTTATAAAGAAGGTAAAAAGATTTTCAGTACACAATATTTTCGTGACCAAAGAGATATGCTTTCTGCTGAACAATGGGAATCAGAATTTCAGCAGCAGCCGTTTGAAGCGAAAGGTTTGTTGTTTCCTGAATCTTCTCTTAATAGATTTTACAGTGTGCCCGTTGACCGTGATCCTGATACGATTATAGCGGTTTGTGATCCCGCTGAAAGTGGTGAAGATTTTACCTCCATGCCGATTGCGGAGGTTTACGGTAGTGAAGTTTATATTGTGGACGTTGTTTTTGATGATAACCCGCCTGAAGTTACTAAACCTGAATGTGCAAAAGCACTGATGGAAAATAAAGTAGTTGATGCTATTTTTGAAAGCAATAACGCAGGGAGTTATTACAGTCGTGATGTTGAAGCAATTCTGAAAGCTAAAGGGTATAAATGCGGGATAAGAATGAAGAGAACTATCAGCAATAAACAAACACGTATCGAATTTGCAAGTGATAACATCATTAAGTATTTTTATTTCAAAGACCCTTCTCTCTATGCTCCGAACAGTCAATATGCTGCTTTCATAAAACAGGTCATTACTTACACACGTTCCGGTAAAGTACCACATGATGATGCACCTGACAGTTTGTCTCTCTTGGAGAATCAATTGCGGATGTATCTTGGGCCTAAAGTTGAAATCATTCAAAGACCTTTTTAATATCAAAAGTCTTCTAACCATTTTGTAATAAATTCTTTACAAATGTTCAGGAGAGTTTTATAATTATATTGGAGTGGTACTATGGACTTGTACGGTAGAAGAGTAATTTTCACAACTGAGACAGAAGTAAACAGTGATAATGTCATTGCTGTTCTCAATACTTCTCTGCTTGTCCATAATCAAAACAGGTCTGAGATAAAGTATCTTTGGAAATATTACAAGGGCAAACAGGAAATTTTAAACCGTGAAAAAACCGTTAGGCCTGAAATCAACAATAAAGTTGTGGAAAACAGAGCTAACGAGATTGTCACCTTTAAATCCGGTTATCTCTTGGGTGAACCGTTACAGTACGTTTCTAAAGGTAAGGATAAAGATAAAGCTGCCGATAGTCTGACTGAATTAAATGACTATTTGGATATTGAGAATAAAGCATCAAAAGATAAAAGACTTTCTGATTATTCTCATATTTACGGTACAGCTTATAGAATTATTCTTCCGAATGAATCAGCAGAGGATGAAGATGAAGCCCCGTTTGAGATTTTCAATCTTTACAATCCTAATGCTTTTGTGGTGTATAGCAATGGCCTTGGTAATAAACCTGTGATGGGTGTTTATTATGTGATAGATAACATGGGGATTCCTACATACTCATGTTACACCAGGAACGAGTATTTTGAAATCAGACTGGATCAGGTAATAAAACATGGTTATCACATTTTGGGTGATATTCCGATTATTGAATATCCGCTCAATATTGCCAGAATGGGAGCTTTTGAGTTAGTAATTTCACTTCTGGATGCAATCAACCTGACAGACAGCAATCGTCTCGATGGGGTTGAACAGTTTATTCAGGCTTTAATGCTTTTTCATAATGTGGACATTACGCCTGAAGATTTTGATAAACTGAAAGATTTGGGAGCATTGAAAATCAAAGATATTGATCCGACTGTCAAAGGTGAAGTTGAATATCTTATTAATGATTTGAATCAGGCTGAAACTCAGGTGTTGCAAGATCATATGTATGAAGTGGTTTTGACCATCTGTGGTATGCCTAATAGAAATGGCGGGTCTTCCACTTCTGATACCGGAACTGCTGTAGTTTACAGGGACGGTTGGAGTGCTGCCGAAACAAGAGCAAGAGATACAGAATCCATGTTCCGTGAAGCGGAAAGAAAAGCGTTGAAGATTATTCTTAAAATCTGTAGGATTTACAAAGGTCTTGATTTAAAACTGCGAAATATTGAAATCAGATTTACAAGACGGAATTATGAGAATATTCTTCAAAAAGCTCAGGTTTTGGATATGATGCTCAATAACGATAAGATTGACCCGCAGTTAGCTTTCAGTCATAGTGGTATGTTTGTAGATGCTGAGTTAGCATACGAGAAGAGCATGAAATACTATGAGAAAGTAAGAAAAGAACAAAAAGAAATGATGAATCAGCAACTACAACAGCCAGGAGGGAATAATAATGACTCCCGTAATAACGCAAGAAATGATTCAGTTAATCGAAACGCTACTAAGGCACGGGAGCAGAGTAGAGATACTGATTGAGCAGGGTAAAGTGACCATAGTTGAGGTCAAGCGGAAAATGCGACTGAAGGGGTAGGCCTCTTCAAACCTGAAACGGAGGTTTCAGGAAACCCAATGGGGTTATGAGTAAGTGAATTACTTATAACCCTATTTTTTATTAAGGTGATAGGGATGAATGTCAAAAAAGATTATCAACTGGCAATAGATGAACTTAATGTTATTGCTCTTAAGTTAGATAAATCCCAAAATCCAGTTGATGACATTCTGACAGAGCTAATAGAAGCATATTTGTTAGGGTTACATCATGCTTCTGTGATGCTAAATATAGGTGAATTGCCTGTTGATTTGGTGAAAATGCAGAATGTGATTTACCAGAATATAGAAGGTAAGACATTCGCTGAAAGAGCAGAAGATCACATTTTAAGTGGTGAATCTGGAAAACTCAGGACGTTAGCCGAATCCGAATTTCACAGAGTTTACAACAATGCTGTGGAAGACGGAGTGAGAGAAACAGGTTATACGAATGTGACTAAAACATGGGTCACATTGAAGGATGACAGAGTGAGAGAGACTCATGATTATCTTGAAGGAATGACGGTTCCGGTGAATGAGGATTTCTACACTTTTGACGGTGACCATGCTCCCTACCCTGGGGGTTTTGAGAAACCTGAAAATAATGTCAACTGTAGGTGCATCCTACAGTATCAGATGGAGTGAACCGTAAAACGCAAAGTCAGAAAAGACTTTAAAACGGGAAATTGAAAGGTGAGGGAACACCTGATTAAACGCAAGGAGTGTTGTTATGAGTTATTTAAGTGATTTGCTTGGAGAAGCATATAAGGAAGGTATGACTGAGGAAGAAATTTCCACTGCACTTAAAGGTGTTGTTATCAGTAATGCTGAACATGAAACTGAGGTGAATAGATACAAAAACAATCTATCCAAAGCTAACAGTGAAGCTGCTGAGTGGAAACGGAAACTGAAAGATAAACAAACTGACGATGAAAACAAACGTCAGGAAAAGGATGAGCAGTTTGAAAAACTTACTCAGGAAAATGCCGAATTGAAGCGTTCTATCGCACTTGCTGAAAAGAAAGCAAAGCTGATTGGAATGGGGTATGACGAGACTATGGCTACTGAAACCGCAACAGCAATGTTGGACGGTGACATGGACAAAGTCATGGAGAACCAGAGCAAATACTTAGAAGCTCAGAAGAAGACTATTGAAACTGATCTTTTGAAGGGGACACCCCGTCCGAAAGATAACGGTGGAGGTAAGTCTTTGGAGAAGAATTTGAATGAATTGATTTCTGAAGCACAAGAGAATGGCAATTATGCACTTGTCGCATATTACAACAGACTCCAACAGCAACAGGAATCAGATGAATAAATTGGAGGATTAAAATGGCAGATCAGGTTATTACTTCATTCCGTGTATTGAATTATGACGGGATGCTCTTTAACAAAGGTAATACCAAAACTCCGCTCTCTTCCATTATTGGAAGTCGGGCGAAGTCTACTAATCATGTTGAATTTGTAATTGGTCAGGAATATACAGGTGGTGGTGACGGTGAACAGCCTGAAATCAGCGAAGATGCTTCTTTGACTGCCCCTGATAGCACCTATGTTACTCGTGAACAGAAAACCAATGTTACGCAGATTTTTCAGGAAACTGTTTACATTTCTTATGCTAAACAGTCTAACATGGGTACGCTCAATGGTATCAATGTACAGAATCAGGCAGCTAACCCGATGAATGAGCTTGACTTTCAGGTCGGCGCAAAAATCCAGAAGGTTAACCGTGATATTGAATATACCTATATCAATGGGGTTTACCAAAAAGCTGCAAATGATCAGACCGCTAATAAGACTCGTGGTCTTGTTCAGGCGATTGAAACAAGCGTTATGGACATGGCGAGTAAAACTCTCGGTCTCTGGGATATCGCTGAAATGCTTCGTGGGATGTATGATGTCAATGCTCCTATTTCTGATTTGGTTCTGTGGTGTGATCCTATTACAATGTTCCAGATTAACGCAGATGCAGTTCAGAATGGTTTGACTATTGTTCCGGCAGATCGGACTATCAACGGTATTGCACTTGACAGTGTTATTACTCCGCTTGGTAAGGTCTATCTGCGACTTGGTGAATGTCTCCCTGCGGGTACTGCTCTTATGCTGAATCTCGGTGTAATTGCTCCGGTATTTCAGCCAGTTCCTGGTAAGGGTAATTTCTTCCTTGAACCGCTTGCTAAAGTTGGTGCAGGTCAGAAATATCAGCTCTTCGGACAGCTTGGCCTTGATCATGGCCCCGAATGGTATCATGGTAAATTCACCGGAATCAATACGGGATTTGAAAAGCCGAAATATAGCAAGGCGATCTATGTTGCGGGTGGTACAGTTGGTTCAGTTACTGTTAAAGCAACTCCGGTTTCTGCTTCTCTGGATAAGTCTTCCGTTGCTGCTGATGATACCGCAAAAATTGCAGTGGCAGGAGTTGAGTATGACGTTGAACCGTCTGAAACTCCGACTCTCAGCTATCTGTGGCAGATTCGGGCGAAGACTGGCACTGTTTGGACTGACTTGACAAGTGCCTACACTGGTTACAACACATCTGAACTGACGGTCAAGGCTGCTGATGCTGAAAAGCATTACCGCTGTAAGATTACCGCTTCTGGTAGCGCAGTCGGTACGGTTTACTCCAACGAATGCACTATGGAAAAGGCTTCTGCGGGTAACTAATAAGTAAAAGGTGGTGGACAATGACGGAAGAAGAAAAACTGACTATGGTTGAGATTATGACTGAAGAACATGATAATTCTGTCTTGTCCACCTATCTTACTTTAGCACAACAGATAGTGTATGAAAAAGCGTTTCCTTTTGGTAATTTTCCTGAAGAAATGCCCACTCAGTATGACGGGGTACACGTTGAAATTGCAGCTTATCTGATTAACAAACGTGGAGCGGAAGGTGAAATTGTACATCTTGAAAATGGTGTAAGCAGACATTGGGAAGACGGCAGTTTACCTCCTTCATTACTGAGAAGAATAACTCCTTTCGCTGTGCCGTTGGGGTGAATATGAGATTGGTTAGAAGGAACTTGCGGACAGTATATTACAAACTGTATCAGGGTTTCTCTCCTCTTTTAGATGAAGACGGTTATGAAACGGGGGAACCTGAAATAGAGTATGGTGAACCTGTGGAAATGAAAGCTAACATTTCACCTGCAAGCGGTTCAGCGCAAAGAGAGCAGTTCGGAAATCTGGAAGATTATGACAAGGTAATGATTACGGATGACATGAATTGTCCTATCAACGAAAACAGTTTGCTGTATGTGGATGAGTCGGATTTAGAAGCTGAAGCTGATTATGTTGTAAGACGAGTGGCTAAAAGTTTGAATCATATATCATACGCAATAAGCAAGGTAAAGGTGTCATGAGAACGATTGAATTTTCTCTCAGCGCAAAAAGTATAAATCAGGCTATTAAGGATTTAAAGGCTTGGGATAAGTGGGTTGAGAAGAAGAGCAAGCGGTTACTTGAAGAACTGGCAGACAGAGGTATAGAAGTTATGAGCCATAACTTTTATCAGGCCGTTTATGACGGAACCAATGATGTAAAGTGTCAAGTAAAAGAAAAAGGTGACCATTATACAACGTTGATAGCAACGGGAAACGCAGTGCTGTTTATTGAGTTTGGTACAGGTGTGAAGTATCCAGACAATCATCCTGAAAAACCTGAAGGTTTAGTAGGTCGTGGGGAATACGGCAAAGGAAAAGGTAAGAATCCTGAAGGTTGGAGATATGTCGGTGAACCAGGAACCAATGGTGTAAGAAGCAAAACTGCTAAGAAGAAAAGCGTTATTCATACTTACGGTAATCCTGCAAATCAATGTGTGTATCAAACTATACAACAGTTAAAAGATGAATTTGAGGAGATAGCAAGGAGAGTGTTCAATGATTGATTGTGAGAATGAGGTTTACACAAGAGTAGCCGAAGCTCTCAGATCTGATTTTCCTGAGATCAACGTTTCAGGGGAATATGCTAACGTTCCTTCTGCTTTCCCCCATGTGTCTTTTGTACAAAGTGATAACAAATCTGTTAAATGGAGTACAGGGATTGATAGAGAAATGGCCGAAGTCATGTTTGAAGTCAATGTGTACTCTAATAAAAAGACAGGTAGGAAAACTGAGTGCAAACAAATCATCAAGAAGATTGATGATGTAATGTTTTCCATGAATTTCAGGAGACTGAGTTTAACAGTAGTGCCTAATTTGGAAAACGCAACAATTTATAGATTAGTCGCACGTTTTTCAGCGTGGACAGATGGTAAATTTTTTTATAGGAGCTAAATATGTCTACACCTACTTCTACTTATATGACTTTCTTGATGCACAAGGGCGCCAGTGCGCAATCTTATGAAAAACTCATTGACATTAAGGACTTCCCAAATCTTGGTGGTGAACCGGAATTGATCGAAGTCACTACTCTGAGTGATAAGATGCAGAGATTTGTGAAAGGTGTGCAGTCTCTTGAAGCACTTTCCTTTACCGCAAATTATGATCCTACTGATTATCAGGCTTGCCAGGAACTCGAAAACAAACAGGAAGATTATTCTGTTTGGTTTGGTGGTACTGAATCTGCGGGTGTCGTTACACCTACTGGTAGTCTTGGTAAATTCAGTTTTACTGGTGACCTTTCCGTTTTTGCTGCGGGTGGTGGTGTCAATGCTGCTCGTGATATGACTATTACGATTGCACCTTCTACTGTTATTACACCTTCTTTCTCTTAAGAGGGTTTAGGTCAAATTCAAATTTAAGATTTGGAGGATTTTTATGAGTAAACAGATTACTTTTAGCTATGAGGGTAAGCCTTATACACTGGAATTTACCAGACGGACAATTCGTCAGATGGAACAGAATGGTTTCAATATTCAGGAAATTACCATCCATCCTATGACGCTTCTTCCTGATTTCTTTGCGGGTGCTTTTCGGGCTAATCATAAAAATGAGAAGCGTGAAAAGATTGACGAAATCTACAAGAACATGCCTGACAAGGACAAGTTGATTGAAAAACTTGTAGAAATGTACAACGAACCCCTTGAAGCATTGATGGATGAACCGGAAGAAAATTCCGCAAAAAAAGTAGACTGGACGGCGAGTTTTTAAACCCGTCAGAAGAACAAGAACAGGAGAGTGGGGGAGAAGAAACCCCATTCTCCTATACCAGAGAATTTGAAAAAGTTTGTGGTTTTTATCTCTTCTGCGGGATGAGTTATACGGATTTTTGGGATGGTGATCCCGAAATGACGAAATACTACCGTGATAAATATAAGAGAGATAGAGATAGAAGGAATACAGAATTATGGTTACAAGGACTATACGTCTATGAAGCTATTTTAGATTCTGCTCCTGTTTTGAATCCTTTATCCAAAGATAAGAAACCTATTCCATACAGAGATACTCCTATACCTCTTACTGAACAGGAAAGAGTGCAGAGAGAAGAAGAAGAAAACAAGAAGAAGATGGAACAAGGTATTAAGGCAATGATGCAATTAACTAACACGTTTAATAAGAGGTTTGAAAATGGCAGAGCTTGAAGGTCTTCAGTTTACGATAAAGGATAATAGTGTAAAAACCGGAAAAGCGGTTGAGAGCTTAACTAAGACCCTTGATAGATTAAAAAGAGTTACACAATCAGGGACTCCGGGGTTGTCTAAAACTTCAAACGGTTTAACCAGATTAAATAATGTTTTACAGAAATTTGATACTCGTAAACTCAATCGCTTAACAAATGCCCTGCGGTCTTTAGATGAAGTGAAGAATGTTACCATATCTTCCACTTTATCTAAAAGATTGCGGGATTTATCAGACAGCATTAAATCAATCACCAATGATGATATTGGAAGATTGAATAATTTGGCTGATAGTCTAACTCATTTAGGCTCAGTCGGTGATGTTCGTATCCCTAACATTAAACAAACCAAAGAAAAGAAAGTATCTGATACTACTACAACGGAAGAGAACGTTGCTGAAAGTTTTTCAAACACTACTGCCATTATGAAGCAGTTCAGTACAGCCATAGACAGAGCAAACAGTTCTGTTTCTCAGGCTATTGTTCCTTTACAGGGTTTAGCTTCTGTAGCTGCCGTTTTATGGCAAGAGATAGAAGAAATCATTGAAGGAACATGGTCTTACGTCACTGAAATGAAGCAATTGGGTGAAAGCAGTGAAACTGCAATTGCTCCGATGCGTGGTTTAGTAAAGGTTTACAGAGAATTTGAAGATGTTATTGAAGGAACATGGAGATATGTAAACGATTCTAAACAGTTGGGTGATGGTTTCAGTAAAGCAATTGTTCCTGTCAAAGATTTAGGAAGAAGTCTTGAAGTAGTCAAAGAAAAATTTACAGCCTTATCCATACATTCCGGTAATACAGAGAAAGCATTTGATTTTTCCTCAATAGCTGAAAATATCAAAGGAGTTTTCAGAGATATAAAAGATACTATCAAGGAAATGTCCGGTGAATTTATGGATTTTGTCGCTAAAGTAGGCGTTGGTATATCCTCTGTGGTGACCAAACTTCAACCGTGGATAGCTGTTTTTAAGGCAATAGGACAAATTATAGGAACAATTACGGGTTTCATAAAGAAACTTATATCTACAGCATGGAAATTAACTGAGCCGATAAGAAATATTGTTGAAAACATGAGTAAAAACATTTTTCAATCTTTCGGGAAAATGTTATTATCACCTTTTACCAAAATTAAAGAAAGTATTTCAGGTGTAGTAAAACAACTGAGAGTTTTCTTTGCAAGCCTTAAGAGAATTGCTATGTATCGGGCAATCCGCTCTTTGATTGCATTTGTAACCCGTGGCATCAAAGAAGGTATAGACGATCTCTATCAATATAGCAAATTGATGAATACAGATTTTGCGAAAAGTATGGACAAGATTGCTACAGCATCATTGTATGTTAAAAATTCTCTCGGTGCTATGGTAGCACCTTTAATAAATGCAGTAGCTCCGGTTATTGATACAATCGGTGACAAAATAGTTGATTTGATGAATAAAGTCAATCTTTCTTTAGCACGACTATTTGGTCAAAAAACATATACTTTAGCTAAAAAAGTAGCAGCTGAATACGCAAAACTCAAATCTTATCTAATTGGAATTGATGAGCTTAATGTCATCGAAGATGAAAAACCTCCCTATAATGAAATGTTTGAAGAAGTACCGCTTGACGGTGTGAGTGATTTTATTGACCGTCTTAAACAGGCTATTGAGAACGGAGATTGGGAGGGTCTTGGAAGAACACTTGGTGAGAAATTTAATGAGATAGTTGAAAAGATTGATTGGAAAAAAATAGGTAATACTATCGGGTATTGGCTGAATGCTACAATTCAAACTTTCTATTATTTCTTGGATGAAGCTGATTTTGAAAATCTTGGAAATCATATAGCTGAGATGTTGAATGAAATCATCAGTGGTATTGACTGGAAAATCGTAGGTAGATTATTGGTAAAACAATTCACTGTCCTTTGGGATTTGGTTCTCGGATTCTTTGAAGCACTGGATTACAAAGAATTAGGTATAGCCATTACAGATTTATTTGTCGGGATTTTTTCTGAGCTTAGAGAATGGTTTGATGAAAAAGATTGGGAAAAATTAGCTGAAATTTTCAATACCGCTGTGAGTGACCTTTTTGGAAATCTGGATGCTGAAGAAATAGGAAAAACAGTTGGAGATTTCCTTAAAGAGTTATTCCATGATTTGAGGACATGGTTAGAAAATGTTGATTGGGATAAATTTGGTCAAGACCTTTTCGACACTATTAAAAACTTCTTTGAAGGGTTTGACTTCGGAGGAGTATTAAAAGAGTTTTTCGGACTTCTCGGTGAAGCTGCCAAAGATGTAAAGGATTTACTGAAACCGTTTTGGGATGGTATTGTCGAATGGTGGAATAACAATATTAAGGCTGATAGTTTTATCAAAACTCTTGCTAATCTCGTAGACTATCTTATCAAATTTGTAGATGAAAACATTCTTACACCTTTCATGAAAGCATTTTTTGGTGAAGATTTGGGGGATGGTAGTGAAATGAAATCCGGTTTAGGTAAATTGACCGAAATTGGTGAAAACATTTTACTTGGGATTTTGAAGGGTATTACTGATTGGATTAGTAAAAAATTTAATCAATGGTTAATGGAAAAGTTATTTGGGCCTTTTGTGTCAGGTATAATGTGGGTTTTTGGTATTCATTCCCCCGCAGAAAGCATGAAACCTATAGGTAGAGATATTCTTCTTGGCTTATTAGAAGGAATAACTAAGAATTTAGTTCTTGTAAATGAGGCTATTACAAAAATGATAACTGCTATTGCTGATGCAGTGACTCAGAGTATCACTACACTATTCGAGATTGGTAATAAGATAGTTACAGCAATAGGTGACGGTATTAGTCAGAGTATTACTACACTATTTGAGGTTGGTATCAAGATAGTCACAGCGATTGGTGACGGGGTAAGTCAGAGTATCACCACCCTCTTCACGATTGGGAATCAGATAGTCACAGCGATTGGTGACGGGGTAAGTCAGGCAATAACGACATTGTTTGAGGTTGGTATCAAGATAGTCACAGCGATTGGTGACGGGGTAAGTCAGGCAATAACGACATTGTTTGAGGTTGGTATCAAGATAGTCACAGCGATAGCCAA